CCTGCCGCGACCGCTACTAATCCCCTCCGGATTTGTAACGAGTAGCGGTCACTTGCATCTTGCAATGATGCGCGACAGGTGCTCTATATGAATATCTAACCTTGAAAAACTCTATTCTGGAAAACAATGAGTCAACTACCAACAGGTAGCATGATCTGATCTTTTCTAAGAGACAAAAAATTCCGGTTACGAAATTCAGAGCCGATCCCGAAGGGATACTACCTGTCACCGTCCTGAGACGGCCACCCCGGTTGCAGGGTGTATATGTAGGAGACAAGCCTGTCTACCTACTGTAAAATAGCTTTATACTTGGTTAATAGTAAAGGAATCGTCCTATTATTTTAAAACCATTAAATACATTATAAAAAATGATTATATGTCTGCTCAAAGAAGGATGGTGCGTTGACGTACCAAGTGAGATTGAAATCCTCACCAGTGGCAACGTATTGAAAAATTTCAATATTGCCTTCTTCTTTAAGTGTGCCTATATAAGTGTCCAAATGATGCGTTTGATCGGGATACTGATCCGCAGTGACGATGCTAGAAGCATCCTCGAACTTTTTATCACTATAATATGGAAGTTCTACCTCAAGCACGGGAACTGTGCGAGAAGTGAAAGCACTCCCGTTGTGTCCTGTCTCTTGCACCCCTGAATATGCACCATGCTGGCTCGAAGTAGCCGAATCTAATCGGGTTATGGAGGAACCAAACGATGGTGAATGATTGGCCTGACCACGAGAAACAATCATGGCTGTAGGGTTAGAGTTCGCATAATGCCCCAACATATATTTATAACGAATTCCCCCTCTTCGAGCGGCATAAGCAGGAGTCATCCAATTCAGCAATGTCCTACCAGCTATATTGTAATTTACCGAATTCAACCCGCCGGAACGAGGATTTTGGTACATACCATTCGTTTCGGCACGTCCATTATACATTGGAAAGTTAGGTAAATTCAATCGATATCTAACTGATCTACCAACAAAAGTGCTGGTGTTATTTTGAACAAAAACACTACTCAAATTATAGCGTTTAAACATATCACGAAATGAATCAAAAGTTTCACCATGGTAAACTAAAGACAATGCATTGGATTTGCTGGGCTCCCCTATAGGCTCCAACATTTCAGAACCGGTATGACCCGGCTTAGAAGCTTGAGCAGCTTTAGCATTATTCAAAATGCCACTTTGTGATGAGACATCATCAATAATGCCGCCTTGCGACCAAGGTTCATTTACTTCCAACGTAGTATGTACAAAGCTTCCGCCGAATGCTGTCCTTTTAATCATGTAATCATCAGGAACAGCGACTTCATAATCTTCGGCCCCACTAATGAAAGTGAGAATGGAAACCTTGTTTGTTAAATCTTCATCTGGGCCAGTAAGTTCATTTAAAACATAAATCCGTAATTGTCCATTTGAAAATTCGGATTGGTCAAGGGGAAGGACCATATTTTTAGCTATGCCTAATGATGTTGGAGATTCCGGCACCCTTGCCCATGATTTTTGCTGAAACCAATAAACAGGTACCGTAAAATCCTTGGTCTCCTCTATATCAATAATACGAGAAAAAGTAGTATTAGTATCAGGGATTTGATTGCCGACAAATCCGCGAGGGTCATAAACTATTAATAGCCTTCCTCTGTGAAGATCACTACAATTAACTTGAAAGCGAAAATTGATACCACCACGCCAATACTTAAAAGGAAATGTAGCATGGGCCAGAGGGGTTTGGACCCACTCAGTCCCATATTCCGTAGTCCCATTATTACGTGGTTGGCAATGACAAGGGTTAACGTTAATTGTCCCAAGCAAAGAATTCTCATTAGTAGTGGCAAACCAATCGAAAGATGTAATTAAACTCGATTTGGAGGTAATAGCTTTAATAGACATCTCGTCATCTAATCGAGCCCCGGTCACATTATGATCAACTGTCAACTCCTGTTTAGGGTCGTACGCCAACTTCTCTACGGCTTCATCTATAGAACTCGTAGCTAACATACCGTGCATTTGATGCTTATAACGTTCAATTGGGGACACATTCATAGGACGTGAAAAGCCCCATAATTCAGCTAAAGACCCTATTCCTGCAGCTGCCATGCTAGTGGCAGTTGCGTAGGGTCCAATCTCTGGTATAGTTTTTAGCTTTCCAGCCCATCTGGCAATAGCTTTAGCTGGTCTAGAAATGATACCCTTGCCATATTCGTCTTTCATTTCGCCTGATTGCGAAAGTATAGCACGAGTGGTGGGTCCTGCCAACTCAACATCTGACATCCACGCCATAACAGTTATGTTAATTTGGCGTTGATCTGACGCACCAATTGCCCTATCAAGTGGTGCCAACGAGAGCATAGTGATTTCGCCCATATCTAAAATATCCGTAGGATCAATAAGATCTAAATAATTCTTGTTATGAAAAAAGGGTAATGTAAGCTCACCACCTTGACTATTAGTAGGATTGATAATCAAATGTTGCCTCTGACTCAAAAGCATAGCTCGCTGAAAAAATGATTGCGCGAGGCTACTAGGATTATCTCCTTGCACAAAGTCAAAACCTACACCTCGCGGTTTATACCCGCAAATAATGTTACCAAAATAAAAAGGTCCACCATTGATTAAAAACTTAACGTGCATAGTTCCTCTTATTAATGAATAATTTTGGAGCTTGTTCATAACAACTGAATTAGAAAGAAAATCATGCCACGGATTAAAAGATACATTCAAATAAAATCCATTAGAGAGGTTGTGTGAAGCAATACGTAAAGGACGAGATAGAAACTCTCCTAACTCAGTATTTTTAACAGATGCTTGCAATCTAGTGCTGTCCACGACAGTGGAAATGTCCACCTTCACTTGATCAATGTCAGTCTGGAACTGCATGGTCTGTTCAACCTCTGACTCTGCGGTGGTTATTGAACCTTCCTGACGCATTTCACCTGACTGCGAAGTTATATCTGACTCAATGGTTTTAAGATATTGCTCATCAGGATCAGACGTAAGGCCTGCCAATTGCTTAGCCTTCCATTCTTTGAAATATTTAGATCCACTAGTATACTTACGCAAGCCATCATTCCACTGACCACGCACTACTCTGTCGGGTTCGTCTTCCGCAGTTTTGGCAAACGATTTAATATACCTAATAAAAGTCATATAACTAACATCCACGTCGACTCCAGGTGGTTTTTCTAATGCCCAAGCAGGTGTATATTTACCGGTAAGCCCTACAGTTCTTTCCAATGGGCCAGATTGTGAACACGCATTCACGCCCAATGTTGAAAAATCAATGGGATGTGTGCCAACATCTAAATCGAAAGTTCCACTACGAGTCCGATGTATGTGGACTGGTGTTGTCCTCTCAACGTGGGTATTACGAGGCTCTCCCCCACACATTGCCTTTTTAAGACATGGCAATAACGTGTCTTTAATTGTTGAAAATGAAATACCTGCTTAACAACTATGTTTAAACTCTTAACTGCGCGTGAAGCCATGACGTAGCAAGAGTAAGGTTCTATAATTACAAATGTATACAGGGTATGAACGAGTATGCAGAACGATAAATATATACAATGTTCACTAAATCACTAATATACAAAGGCACATTCTCATGAGAGTAACAACTAGATGCAGCTAGCGCTTAGAGTTTTAAGACATCAGTGGTCTGTGTACATATCTCACACATGATTCAAGCACTTCCTTGAGACCGGCAGGAAGATGTTCAATACCTTTGTGCTGAATAATATTAATTGCGATGGGATGCACAGCGGTGATTCCAGTCATAGGATCTTGCCAATGTAACATACGGACTTGTCTAGCTTGGCGTTGTGCTTGCTGAAAGGTCTCTTCCAAACGCTGAAATTTAAACTCAATACATAATAGTCTATCACCGTAACGAGCAAGGATATCCCCATAAGTAACACCACCATTCAATGTATATTCGCGAGCGAGTATTACAATACCATGCGTTTCAGCTCTCGCCATAAAAGACGAAATCATCGCAGTCTCCCGAGAAGACGGTTCATCTTTCGTTTCAAACCTATACGGAAAAACACCGGATTGAGACTCGATACCCGAACGAACCAGATTGTATTTATCTAGCCATTCTTCTTCGCGTTCATCAAACGTTTTATAGAAATTTGGTGAAATAGTATGTTGCCATCCGTGTTCAGCGACAATTTTCTTAAACTGTTCATGGCGCATTTCAAAATGTTCCCTGCCATAGAACCACAATTCACGGAGCGCTCCATCCAAACATTGGCGAGCGATCTCCTCCTTAGATACGACTTTTGACAACATATTACAATGTAAACTTTTAAAAATGGAATCTTCGCTTAATTTGGCAAGGTACATACCCTCCTCACCAGTTGACGGGTCGGTATATTCTGGGCGGAATATAGTCGCACGCTTTAAAAAGTCGGCTTCCTCTAGTGTAATATAAGGAACAGATTCAGCATCCTTATCAGCCATTGTATACTCTATGCCTCGAGAAGCATATACTTCCATCATCCGGGTGTGATTATATAAGGGTGCCTCATTAGAGACAGACATCTCATTGTCGTCACCGTAAGTCATAAGAGCTACGTAATCCTGGAACTTAGTGGTTTCCAAGCTGCCAGGAGGATAAATAGTATAAAATACACTCCTCTGATATAGCGAATTGACAATTGAATTAATATACACAGTGAGATTATGACCCGATGGATTAGACCCGAATAATTCAACAAGATCTCCGTTGACACACACCATGGGATGTACTACATCCGCAACGAGATTGGTCATAATCTTAATATCTTCTGAAGTGTAACCTTCACAATGTTTCGCGAGCTCAATCATAGTAAAAAATGCTATTGATGTCATGGTGGAAGACATATGTTGATCATAAGCTTTAAAGTCGCCTGCAACCATCCGCTCCTTCCCAAACCTTGAGAGGTGTTTCATCAACTTATTCCACTGTGGCCCATGGGAATTGATTCCCACCGCACACTCTGTTGTGATTGGATTGCGTGACATACAAGCCGCTACTGGCAAAAAATATTGTCTAATTACACACTGGAGTGTTAATGGTGCACATAGGGCAACGCGGACCTTATCCTTGATTAATTTCGTGGCTTCATCTTTAAAGAAAGCCTTGAAAACTGAATAAACTCTAATACCTTCTAAATAGGACTGACGAGCTTTCCTCCAATCGTCCATAAACATGTCATCAAAAATACGAGGATCAGAAATGCCTTCGTAATCCTCGGGATCTACATGTGTGGTGACCTCCTCCTTACTACCAGACAAGGGAAATCCTTTCGAGGTTTTCATCTTCATACCCTCAACATGTTTAACTCCATCCTGCCCCGAAATAGTTTCCACCTCAGTTAAAGGACGGAGGGTTATAAGATCTGTCATCATTTTCTTACTAGATATACAGTCATCCAGATAATCATTCTGAGCAATCTCAAGAATTTCTAAGGGAAATTCTTGTGTGGCTTTGCCTACACCGCAATAATACTTATGGTAGGGAGCCTGTGCAGGGATACGGGTCTCATCTTCCCTGCAATTCGCGGGCTTTCCATATTTGTTTTCGACGCCGCAATGTGACGCTACAGAATCGGAAATCGGGCTCTTGATAACACTACTCTTCGGTCTAGTGACAAAAGAAGGTAAATCGCCATAATAATTGATTTCAGCATCAGTCAAATAATTAATTGTCGATTTTTTATTCTTAGGCACCTGGGGAGTGAAATCTTTACCGTAAAGTTGAGTTTTCATATCTCCCATAGTGGCTGATAAACGCGTAATGGGTCTCGCATCAAAATATGCGTAGCACCGTTCCAAATCTCCTTTAGTAAGAGTTGAAAGGTATCCCGTATAACTCTTCCCCGCAAGATGAAATCCAACAATATGACTGCCGCTCCTGACATCGGCAATGTGTAACTTCATACAATCACCGCCAGCTGTTTCCTTCCCGTATGTTACAATTGTAGAATCACGAAAAGTAGTCTTATCAGTATTGACATGTGCGGCAATACCATTTCGACGCGCACTACCGGTTTCAATAGACCCAGATTGTTTTCTGGTTATCCACTTCGTGGGGTTCCGATCCTGCGGAATTTCGCAAGGGAATAAATGAGTTAAGTCCTGTTTATCCGGGTATCTCGAATGATATATGGCTGAAATGTCCTTATCAGGAAAGTGATAAACCCTAGCAGGAGTTACCTCAACTTCAATGTTCCCACCAGACAGAGTTCCAATGTCATCTTTCCTCAATCGCAAATTAATACTATCCTTATTACCTACCTCGTGGGTAGGTACTAGTAATATCTGACTCCTCGGGAAAAAGCCCGAAGACCATGTCTTATTGTCATAAATACAAGCCGTAGTATTCTTAAGAACTATATTGCTCACATGCTCGGAAGAGATGGTATTAGTTTTAGGATCGCGCTTTGGCAAGTCCATTGGTGTTGCAGTGAGCCAAACATTCTCTTCCTCCATACCAATGTCTACGTCTCCTCCATGTGAAGATCTGCCAAGAATTTGGATGGTCTTAAGTACAGATCGTACTAATTTATAAGAAACAACAACACCACCAAAAGTAAGCATTACCTGGATGGAAGTACCAACCATCATCTTCATAGAATGTTTCAAAATGTTTCTTAATACGCCTCGACGTGTCCTCAATTCTTTCATTAAAAATTTCTTTCGCAATAGAAGAGCAACATAAATATACCCAAGGACTGCAAAGAAATTTCGCCAGAACAAATTTTGTCCACGAGCCTTAAAAGTAACCCAAACGCTGAATAGCCAAAGAATTACAGAAGACAAAATTAGTTGGGGATAATATGCCATGTCATATTTAAACATATAAATCCAGGAAAATCGAGTGTCTTCGACCCAACTGTCGGGAATGAAGTCTGTTAATTCCCATGAAATATACCTCAAACTATTAATTTCATTAATGGTATCGGTTACGTTGTTCATCCAATTTCTCGTATAAAAAGCAGTGGCGTCCTTATAATATTTAACACGCCAATACGCTCTATCAACGCGATCATATGTAGAAGGCCTAAACCAACCTATACGCCATAATTCGCGTACGAATCCGTAAATAAAAGAAATAGACCATTGTGCAAATATTATGTAAAATTGCCACTTGTACCACATAATAACATTCCTCTTCCAGTTTGAGTAAAGACCAACTTCACTGACAGCACCAACAGGATTATGCTGTGGTGATATTCGGCGAGGTATAGGCTTAATGCGATTTGGAGTGCAAATACTGCAGATCGATTTGTGGATCACGTGTTGACACAATTGCTCCTTGCTTATCCTCTCGTTGCTGAGAATAACACTATGTTGAGTCATAAAATGGTCCTCAAGCAATCTATACATTAACCATTGCAATTGTTCCATATCCAAATCAGTTGATTCGTATTCCTTTTCATCACCACCCACAAACTTAAAAGGAACCGAAGTATAAGCCCGGGTCTCTTGGGTGGAATTTTGTTTATAAGGCTTATCGTCATACTCATAATGATAGGCATTAAACCTCCAGGCATCAGGGATAGGCTGATCAGCCGCAGCTAATTTACGTCCATCAAGGAAGACACCATCTTTCTTCTGATAATTAGTGGCTACGTAAGGTTCAATGTGAATATTAAAACGCCTCAAAATCGAAATTGGTTCTACCGAATACTGATCGGCTTGCAAATTCTTAATATTAGTGGAAGCCCCAACTAACCAAGGCTCTTTTTGTATGACTCCTTTTTCGTGCACATCTGCTTTTAAAGCAGTACTTTTAATGTTATTGACATAGCGTATGACAGCATCAAGGGGACTTTGTTTAGCCACTTCGACACGCTCATTGGCCAAATCGTCAAATAATACAGCGAGTGTATAAGACTTATAATCTGAGTCGAATTTGTCTTTGGCATTCTGAGAACAAATCATACGACTGTCAACTTCGAATTTTCTCCTCTCAGGGTTCTTTATAAAAGCCGTAGCTTTTAGGCAGTAATCGGTGAGGGTTGCCATAATTGATGATTTGCCGACTGAAGATTTCCCATAAATGCAAAAGGCAAAGGGTTCTTCTCGCAAGCCTCCGGATCTCTCTTGGGACTTAAATTTGGCCGCAATAGTATTTATCTTTTCCAAAGTTTTGGCATGATATCGTTTGGAAAAGGTGTCGGTGCTTTGCTCGACAAGAGCAGTGGTAGCAATATAAAGATTGTCTAATGCATTGGCAAAGTGGGGGACACTGCAAAATGGTGTGTCCTTGTAATTACCTGCTTGTACTGCAGGCCAAAAACCAAATACTTCGGCCAAATCCTTGTCATAATCGGAAGACGCCTCATCAGACATAAATAAGGGTTTAAATGTTCTTTGTTGGAAGCAAACATGTCCCTTCTCAACGATAAATTGAAAAATGTTCAAAAGGGAATCAAAGAAATCGAAAATTGTATTTGTATCCCTTGTAAATTGTTCCAATACAAAAGAAAGATTAAATGATGTAAAATATAAATCTTTCTTCCCCCTGACAAGACCGCAGGAGAATGCGGTGGCAATAACTTGAATAATGCGTTTTGTTAACTCGTTATCCCTAAGTAATTTAAAATTCCTCAACAAGTTTAGAGATTCATCAAAAGAAATCCCTGATTGAGAAGTAGGCATATCGGAAACAGTTAATGCATTAAAATCTACTGGCTTCCCGAATAAAACCTCCCCGATTACTTCCCTAAAATTTGTGTCGCTATCACAAATACTCAATAAAAATAGGCCAGTTGTGGAAACAAACTGTTCCCAATCAACCGACTTTCTAACAGATCTATAATAACACAAAACTTTCAAGAAGATGTTAGTAATTCCTTCTGGAAGTGAGCACTCTCGAATAATTTCGTTGATACTACTCAAGAAATCAGTTTTTCCAGAATGGGACTCAACCCCATCAATAATGCGTTTCATCTGTGCCTTCTTCCTCCACATTTTCTCCATAGTAGGACCTTTTTCATTCTTCTTTTGATCCTTACTCTTCTGCCTTTTAGCAGATTCCTTCCTTCTCATAAATTTATTCCTCCAGGACTCCTTTTCATCAAATTCGAAAATGGCTCCTTGTGATTCAATGAGTTTAGATAATGCAAGAGTTGTGTACATAATTAGTAGAAGACACAACCGTTGCATTGAACTAAACCCGTATTAATGGGTTTGTGTGTTCAATACAGCGGGCCACGTTTTAGTCACGTCATAGGTTCGTAAACCTCTGTGATGTCTGTTCTTTGCTAAGAGCAAGCTCTTTCAAGTCGTGAGAACCGTGACCCTACGATTCCCCGTCCGTTAAAAAACGACCGGGAGTGTTAGGGTTTCGACGCTTTCAATTATAGTGCCAGTCGAATAGGCAAGTAGTCATATCATCCCTCAAGTTCTACTCTTTGGGGTAGGTTTTTATAGAGTAATGGAGCAGAGAACTCCAATGCATCTCTGAATTGATTAACTTCTAAGTTTAGCCACTTGGTTAATCGGAACTAGTGGGCGTTAAAAACGCGGGTCGATAGGTTATTCCTATTATCGAGTCAAATCAAAAATAATCATTCAAATCTAATCCTAATAAATTAGTTAACCGGGATTTACCCAAACGGTTACATTAAAAAGAATTCATAAAATTTCATATCAAATCAAATAGACGCAGGCTAGCTGTGGTTAAGCAATACTGCTGTTTAAGATACTATATAAATAGTCCTTCCATAGTGCCCTATCGGAAGCTTTTTAGTCCTTGACCAAGCATTCTGTGTTTAGAAAACGCCATAGAATAATACAGAAATATATTCTATAGCAAGAAATAAGATAGCTGTGATACTAACAGCTTATAATACAAATAAAGCGAGTAACTACGACTGTTGTGAAACAGCCAATAGAACTTTCTTTTGATTACAAACTGACGCCGCAGTAGGCGCCAGCAAATAAAACTCAAAACGAGTATCATAAACTGTTAACAACAACATAAATCAATATAAATACTGAACTACATTATTCTCAAGTGATGTAACTGTGCCGAAAGGCAC